GCCGACGCTGGCTCTGGCGGATCATTAAAACTTAACGGTCGGTTTGAAACCGCAGCCGCTAACGGTGCATTAGCCGTTATCGTTTTTAACTGCAACGTCCCCGCTGTAGCTGGCGCGTAAGGAGACAATAATGCCTAAATTATTCGACGCACAGGCCGCATTGGGCTTTGTCGCAGCTCAAACTACACACATTGAGCGCGAGGTTAACGAAACAGTTTATCCTGATATTCAGTACCCCGCTCTCGTCCCTGTGGATACCTTGGCTCACCCATTTGCTAAATCAGTCACTTACTACAGTAGCGATAAATTCGGCACTGCGAAGTGGATTAACGGCAATGCTGATGATATTCCGCTCGCGGGTACCGAGTTGGCGAAGCATGAAACCAGCGTACACATGGCTGGAATCGGCTACGGCTATGGCTACGAAGAGATCAATCAGGCGCAAATGCTGGGGATTAATCTAACTGCTGATGATGCAATGGCTGCCCGCCGCGCTTATGAGGAGATGGTCGACCGCGTGGCGTTGCAGGGCGATACAGCTAAGGGCTTTAGTGGTCTGATCAACAACAGCGCAGTTACTGCGGCGGCTGTCACTACGGGTGCATGGGCATCGGCGACAGAAGATCAAATCCTGGCTGATATTAATGGCGTTATTCTTGCGGTTAGCTCAGATACGCAATATGCAGCGATGGCCGATACTCTGTTGCTGCCCTATGCAAAACTGAATTTGCTGGCAACTAATCGCCTTGGCGATACGCAAATGACAATCCTTGAGTTTTTGCGCCGCAACAACACTTATACCGCGATGACCGGCCAAGAGCTGACTATTCGCGCCGTGCGCGGCCTTGAAACTGCTGGTGCTGCTGGTGTGGCTCGCATGGTGGCTTATCGCCGCAATCCGCAAGTGCTGAAGTTGCATATTCCGATGCCCCACCGATTCCTACCGGTTTATCAAGATGGCCCGCTGAATTTCGTAGTTCCCGGTGTATTCCGCTTGGGTGGCTTGGATATTCGCCGACCCAAGGAAGTTCGTTATGGAGACGGCATTTAATGACTGCGCGCAAACCTGAAGAGGCCAACGAAGCGGCAAAGCCGAAAGCCATCCGTAACAATTACCGCAGTCCATTGCAAATCGGCGAAGGCGTGATCATCCCGGTCGGCGGTAGCATTGCCGTTGATGATATGGATGCACTCACCAAAAATCAGACGGTGGCAGCATGGCTAAAAGCCGGTGTGATTGAGGTTATCTGATGGCATTTGTCGCTACTCCATTAATTGTAGAGGATGGCTCTGTTGTTGCTGGGGCGGATACCTTCGTCTCTGCCGCCGATGCAGGGCAATATCTCTATGATCGCGGGGTAATGACACAGGCCCAGTATGATGCGGCAGCTATGTCCGGTGCTTTAAGACGCGGGCTGGATGCGCTAAAAAATCTGCCTTGCCTATCTGCCTATGCGCTGCCCTTAGCTCAGTCTACTGCTATTCCCACAGGGCTAATCGAGGCGCAAATTTGGGCGGCTTATTACATCTGGCAGAGCGCAAATAACGACCCTGCCAACATGAAGATTGGTGGGGCAATCAAGCGGGAAAAGGTAGATGTAATCGAGCACGAATACACCGACAGCAGCCCTAAGAAAACATCGGTAACGCTTGAGGATATGCCTAATGTGGCTAATGCGCTTCGCGTGTTGGGCTGTGCATCACTGACTGTCAAGCCGACGGTTTTACCTGCGGGAGTGTGGGTATGAGTGATCACGTTTGGGCAGCAGAGTTAGCGACGGAAATGATTGGCGAAAACGGGCGGTCTATGCTGCTACGCACATTTACGCAATCCGGCGACCCGTGGAGTCCAACGCAAACGCCTGTAGATGCCCATATTATGGGGCTGCAAACTGAATGGACACGATCAGATCGAGACCAGTTTTTAATCGAAACGGGTGACATTAAGATACTGATCGACTCTAGCGTTGAACCAAGAATTGCGGGACGTATTGTTGATGGCAGCATTGATTACTCAATTATTGATTTTGCCACTATAGCGCCCGGCGAACAGGCAATATTTTACAAAGTGCAGGCGCGACGATGAGCAGTACGTTAAGCCCCTTGCACGAAAAATACAAACGCCGCTTGCGGAATGCTATACGCGCAACCTGCAATGAACTGGCAATGCGTATTGAAACGCGCACGCCTGTGCTGTCAGGAAATTTACAGGGTAAATGGCAGGCTAATAAAGAGCCACTGACGTTGGAAATTGGCGATACGTTTGTATTTACAAACAACGCACCTTACGCCCGTTACATCGAGTATCTGGGAAATCCTGCTCGGAATCCGGGAGTAACGAAATACGCGACTGATGCGCCTTACGGCATGGTACGTCGCACTGTTGCTGAGTTTGATCAAATTGTGGATGAGGTAGCAGGTCGTGGAGGCTGATTTACTGCAAGCAGTCTTTGCCAGAACTAAAACTATTGCCGACGACCTTGGTCTCCCTTGCTATTGGCCTAACGTAGCCCTACCGACCGCGCCAGCTAATGTGCATTTACGAGCATCGGTAATGTCGATACGTCCATGGGTTATTGGCACGGGTGGCAAGGCTAGAAGCAAATGGGCGCTACAAATTGCCGTGTGGGTACGGGATGGTGTTGGAGCTATTGCGCCAGCCGCGACAGGAGATGCAATCGCAGCGGAACTCCCGCTAGGGGCTGTCATCGCTGGCGCATCACGCACGTATACGATTACAGAGCATGCCGAAGCAGTTGCGCCAATAAAGGCTGATGGATGGTACGCAATGCCGTACCTGTTTGCACTAGAACATATTGATTAATAAGAGGTATTTATTATGGCTGGACGTACTTTTCTTGGGGCTAAAATGGCGGTATGCGCCACTTTGCCCACTACGTTTGATAACAATGCAACAACCGGATATTCGTCACTTACATGGGTTGAGTTTTGCGCAGATGCAATTCCGGCGCTGAAAAAAACATTTCAGACGGTCGAAAAAACAACGACATGCTCAGAGCTGGACAAGGATTTAAAGGGCAGCGCCAAATTTGACGCAGCCACTTTTAACTTTGATCCGAGCGATTCATCTGCTGCTGCCGCCATCCTGAAAAGTCATTTTGACGGCGCAAGCAAAAACGCTGAACTGGCGTTTAAAGTCATTTTTAGCAAACGTGCAGGCGAAACGACCCCAGAAGAAAAATGCACAACCGTGCTCGTCGGCGGATATGCGGACTCCAACGGCGGGAGCAAGAACGACGTCGATTTAAAAGAGGTATCACTCTGGATTCAACGCGAAATTGTAACGGTTGATGCAGCCTAAGATGCCACCTAAAAAAATAAATGGAATAAAACAGATGAATAATGAAATAAAAAAGGTGAGTCTCAGCGATACGTTCGCGGTCTCAAAAACCTCATGCTCGATGAACGGCTACGGCACTAATGAGCCATGTGGAGTTGTTTTCCATGGCTATACAATCGACTCAAGACAATGGGAGGCCGCGAAAAAAAGCATTCAAGGCCGCCCCAAAGAGCAGAGACTCATTCTCGGCAAGCGCGAAAATTATATGGCGATCACGCCGGACGAAGAAGCCGAACTTAATCAAAGCTTGGTGCTGATCGAAGTTATTACCGACATTACCGGTATCGAGGGTTATGAGTTTGACCGCAAAGATGCGCGTGAGCGCCTACTGGACCCAGAGCAATGGAAATACTGGTTGGATCAGTGGAAAGATCACTTGGATGACCGCGCAAATTTTACGAAGCCGCAAAGTCCAATGCAACGAGTTGGATTAGCTGCCTAGCGTGGCTGCGCGCTCATAAAAAAAGGGAGAGCGTGGATTTTCCACCGCTCTCTAGTTACGAGCGGTGGCTGGTTGATTTAGCTCAGGATGCTGGGCTTGCATCTGGCGAAGGCGTAGTTACCCCGTGGGCTGAAATTGAATCCTATCTAAATCTGTCGGGACTGGAATTGACGATGTGGGAAATAAAAACAATGCGATTTTTATCCATCGTCTATGTCAATGCGCTGCATGAATTTGCCGACGAAAAAACAGCGCCGCCGTTTGAAACTGACATCACTCAAGAGCAGCGCGAAGCCGCCGCCGAACGACGCGCACGGGAGAGTTGGAGCTAATGGCCGCTGATATTGCTGAGCTAGGGTTTAAGGTTGATACGTCTGACATTGAGCAGGCTACTAAAAAATTTAGCTTGCTTGATCGAGAGTTCGGCAGGGTCGAAAAATCCGGCGGATTAGTGTCGCGCTCGTTTGAGTCTGCTGGCGAGGCTGGTAAAAAATCCGGTGGGTTGGTATCACGTGCATTCAGCGAAGCATCAAGCTCACTTGAGTTTTTTAGAAAGGCCGCGCTCAGCTTGGGTGGTGTGCTGGCGGGTATTGGCTTCGGCAGGATGACTAACGACGCGTTGCAGCGTGCAAGGGAGATTCAGCGCGTATCTGATGCGTTTAATGTCAATGCGCAGTCACTCCAAGAATGGCAAGCGGTCGCTAAAAAATCAGGCATTGAAGCCGATAAGATGGGCGATATTTTTAAGGATGTATCGGACAAAATCGGCGATTTTGCCTTAACCGGCGGCGGTGAAGCTAAGGATTTATTTGAGGCGCTAAATCTAAAAGTAAAAGACTTTAAAGACTTGGCCCCTGACCAAGCACTTGCAAAAGTGGGCGAAGCATTAGCTAGTTCTGGACTCACACGCAATCAAAAAATCTTCCTACTCGAAGGCTTAGCTGATGATGCCTCTCTGCTCCTTCCTAAGCTCGAAAACATCAGCGCAGAACTAGCCGCCGTACGTGCTCACGGTGAACGCACCGGCGCGATTATGTCCCAAGCGGATTTAGCGACGCTCAACGAAGCCAATAAAAACATAGATGCGCTTAAAAACGCATGGATGGGATTATCAAACAATATCGGTGTAGCGGCTGCTACCCTTCTCAATACATTCGCGCCTTATCTACAAGCTGGGCTTGAAAGTGTTTCGGGGCTTTTTAATAGCCTTGCAGCCGGTTTGAACACTGTTATTCAGTATTTTAGTCAGTTTTCGGACGTGATTAGTCCTATTTTGGGCTATATCGGTGATTTCGCTTTAGGGGTAGCGGCATTTGCTGCTAGTGCAGCGGGTTTATCGGTCGTGTCGACCGCCTTCAGCATGATTACCTCTGCCGTGAGTGCATTGGGCGCTGCGCTCTTGGCTAATCCGATCACTGCAATCCTTGCCTTAATTGCGGGTTCTGCCGCATTAATCTATCAAAATTGGGGACCAATTAGCGCCTGGTGGTCAGACTTTTGGTCAGTGTTTGGCGAGCCTGCCAATCAAGCCTTTAATGACTTAAAAGCCAGCATCGAAAACTCAGCCGTTGGGCAAGCCTTAAAAGATGTTTGGGCTGAACTCCCCGCTGATATTCAAACCGAATTGGAGGGTTTAGCCGGTGCAGTGGGTGATACCTTTGAGCACATCAGCGATGTGATTAGCGATAAAGGACTAGTTGCGGGTGGCATCCAAATATTTCAAGAGCTGAATGTCGAGATTCTTAGTCAATTAGCTGACTTAAGCCAAGGTGTGCAGGATCAATGGAACTCAATCACCCAAACGCTAGATGATGCGGGAATTACCGATGCTTTAACCGATGCATGGAATACCGCAGTAGATGTCGTATTAAGCCTTGCCGATGATTTACTAAGCGGTTTAGATCGAGTGTGGGCGGATGTAATCGACGGCCTAGCCACTGCCTTTGATGATGTAGGCGGCATTCTCGATGAAATCGGGCAAACCTTTTCGGTGTGGTCTGAGTATATCGGCGAAGTCTTGGCGGCGATTGCGCCTTATGTTGTCCCAGCCTTAGCTGAATTAGCGGATTATTTCGCGCAAACCTGGGACTTAATCGCTGGCACAGTCTCAGATGCTTGGAATCTGATTACTACGATTATAAGCACAAGCTGGGATTTTGCAGTCGGTATTATAACTACAGGCCTACAGCTATTGCGCGGTGATTGGGATGGTGCATGGGCAACGATGCAAGGGACGCTAAGTGGCTTTTATAACGGCGTTGTAGACATCATAAATTCACTGCTGACTCTGTTCTCCAATTTCGCCAATAAGGTTGGCGCTATTTTATCGACAGTCTGGAATGGATTGCAGTCACTAGTTGGCGCATCTTCTGCGGCGCAGGGCATTAGCGCATCAATGCAGGAAGTGCACGCGGGAAAAATGGCAGATGATTTGGTGCGTGTTGATGGTGCAGCAAGACAGGTAGGCGTATCACTCAAAAGTACTGACGTATCTCTAAAAGCGGCTAATAGCTCGCTCTTTGAAAGCGCTAAAGCGGCTTTTAATTTTGCTGAGCAACAGCGTCGAGTACGGAATGTGCAAGAGGACGTACGCAAACACGTTGACGGCCTAAGTGAAGCGCATAAGGCTGCTATCGCGCCTGTTCATGGCTTAGGCGGTGCTGTTGGCAAATCTGGCGATGCTGCTAAAAAGGCCGCAGGTGGTCATAAAGGCTTAAGCGATGCGCAAAAAGAAGCTAAAAAATCAGCCGAAGATTTAGCTCGCGCTCAAGAAAAAATCGCCGATCTCTTTACCAAAGAAGCTCAAAAACATGATGTTCTTACGCTCAAGTTAAACCAAGGCGCGGCGGCTGCCCGGGCATTGGAGCTGCAATATCAGACTATACACAACGGCGTGAAAATCCTCACTGATGCCAAAGCCGCTGAATTAGTGCAGATGGAAAGCGCGAATAAGGCACTTGAGGAGGAGATTAAAAAACGCGAAGACCTAGCCAAATCAATTGAAAAAGCAGGCGAGGCGGTGAAAAAATCTGAAGCCGCTATGCAGATTGCCAAGGATAGCATTCACGCTAATGATGAAGCTCTACGCGCTTTAACACTCTCGCATGAAGAGGGCTACAGCAAAGCCGCAGCACAGACGCAAGCGCATAACGAAGCGTTAACCGAGTCCTTTAAAAATCAGCGCGACCTAGTTCAAGACCTAGCCAAACTCACCTCCGAACTCGCCAGCGCTGATGCTCAAATGGCTGCACTAAAAGCCGGTGGCGTGGCAGCAATGGACGCAGAGGCCACGCGCCAAAGCGCCCTGAATGATCTCAAAGAAAAAGGGATTAGCGTTGAATCCGCATTAGGCCAACAGTATCTAACAGCTAAAGCGGCCATCGAAGCGAAAAACAAAGCGCTCGAAGCTGAACAGGATATTCAGAAAAACCTACAGGGCATTAGGGACTTAGGCGCTGAAATCGTAGCTACCAAACTTGGCTCTGCCGCGCTCGCCGAGGCGAATGTCCAGAAGGAAATCCGCAACAAACTAGACGCCCTAGGACTCACTCAAGAATCTGCGTTAGGCCAACGTATTGCCGAAACCACGCGCCAATTAGCTGCCAAAAACAAAGAGCTCGAAGCTGAACAGGATATTCAGAAAAACCTACAAGGCATTAGGGACTTAAACGCTGAAATCGCAGCTACTAAACTAGGCTCCGCCGCGTTAGCCGAAGCCAACCTCCAAAAGGACATTCGCAACAAGCTAGACCAACTCGGACTCACTCAGGAATCCGAACTCGGAAAGCGTATTGCCGAAACGACCCGTCAATTAGCTGCCAAAAACAAAGAGCTGCAAATTGAGCAAACCTTGCGCGGTTTACGCACTGAGAACGCATGGCTTGAAAAAGAAATCGCAGCAACTCAGCAAGGCGAAAAAGCACTCAAAGCACTGAATATCCAGAAGCGCATCAGCGAAGAGCTGGACAGACAGGGTATTGCAGTGGGTTCCCAAGCCGCTGCGCAAATCACAAACATAATTCAGCAGCAAGAAGGACTGAAAGAGAAACTAGCCAGCATCCAAGAGCTTCGCCAGCCGATTAGCCAATTCTTTAACGACGTGCTCAGCGGCGGGAAAAATGCGTTCAAAAATCTGGGTGATTACATCCTGAATTGGCTCAAGAAAATGATTGTCGAGTTCGCGACCAATAAGTTGATGTTAAGCATTGGCATGGATGGCGGGCCAGGTGGTATCAGTAGTCTATTGGGCGGTTCGGGTGGTCTATTTAGCTCAATTACGGGGTTGGTCACTAAAGGATTGGGCGGTTTAGGAACAGCCTTAAGTGGCGGACTATCCGGTATTATGGGCAGCATCGGCGGCTTTGTTTCAGCCATTCCGGGCTGGGGTTGGGCATTGGCGGGTGTCGCAGCAATTGCGAGTAAATTTATCGGGCCAAGTGATCCGAAAGCACGGTTTACTCAAGGTGCTACCACAGGTCAAGCCATGCTAGGACAGGGTGGCTACGGTAATAATCCGCATAACTATCAAACCGCGTTCGGTCAAATTGGCTTCACTGCCGCTTCGGATCACATCGGGCGGCAAAAAGGATTTGTCGAAGCTGCACACAAGATGATGCAGTCGATGGTCGTACTCGACGCGATGATTGCCAAGACCTTACCCAACAGCATTGGCAAGATTGGTGACGCCTTGAAAGGCTTAGAAACCTCTGGCTTTAGCACGGCCGAGATGATGAAGCAGCGCTACGTAACGATTGCAAAAAGCCTATCAACTGATCTACAAGCTGCCTTAGCCAACGGCAAAGACCTTGCCGCTATGTCTGCTGAAGAAATCGTTGCTGCCTTCCAATACATGAGCCAAGTGGCAGAATCGGGGCTTATTCCTACGCTGCAACAGCTAGGTTTAGCGGGTAATCAATCGAACGAATCGTTACTAGCCTTCGGCATTGCGCTCTCTACTGCAATGGGCGGTATCGACAAAGCCAAAGCTGCTTTAGACAACTACTACCAAGCCGCTTACACCGATGCAGAGCGCACTGCCGCTACACAGCAACAGGCTAAGACGGCGATTGATGCATACAACCAAAGCTTAGGATTTTCCGGCACTCAATACATCGACACGATTGCTGAACTGCGCGCTTACATCGAAGCTCAGGACAAAAACACTGAAGCCGGACGCAAAGCGATTGCCGCTGCCTTGGGTATGGTGGATGCGCTTAAGACTTTAGGCGGCACTGCGGAAGAAGCCGCTGCAAAACTCAAAGGGCAGTGGGACGACTTTAATAATGCCGCTTACACTGATGCGCAAAAACAGCAGATTGCGACCAATCAAGCCAAAAAATCCATTGATGCGTTTAATCAAAGCCTTGGCTTAACCGGCAATAAAACCATCGACAACATCATCGAACTACGTGCTTATATGCGCACACTCGACGGAAATACCGAAGCCGGACGAAAGGCGCAACAAGCCGCATTAGGCATGACAAGTGCATTTGTAGCATTTGGCGGGACTGCTGAACAGATTAAGCAAAAAGTTGCCGGATTGCGTGAAAGCATTAAAGGGCTAGTAACTAATCTCTACAGCAGCAGCTCACTAACGAGCACATCAACCACTCCTGACAGCAATCAAGCAGCGTTAAGCGCTGCGCAATCCAATCTCGACTCGTTACGCTCTCAGCTCAATAGCGAGCAAGACCGCATTGCTGAGGTGAATAATCAAGCCAAGGAAGCCTATCAAACTCAGCTCGACTACTTCCGCACACTCAAAGATGCAGCCGAAAATCTGCGCAATGTCGCAAACGGCTTTGCGGATGATGCTCGAAGCGCTGCTGATGTGCTTAAATCAGCGCAACTCGACTACAACCAAACGCTCAAAGCAGCTCAAAGCGGGGACGTGGAAGCCGCTGGCAAATTGAGTGAAATGGCAGAGCGCTTAAAATCAGCTGTATCTGTGGCTTATAACAACGACGGACGTTCAGCCTCAGCAATCCAGCAAATTGAGGATCAATTGCGCTCGACCGCTGGCGTCTTGGATGGCCTAGCAGGCAGTCAGCCGAACGACCCGGGCACGATCACAAGTACATTAATTGCATCACTGCAATCTCAAATCAGTGCGCAAGAGTCCGTTGTTAGTAGTTTACAGTCGATTGCGAGCAATGCCAGCAGCTCAGCGAACGAAGCCAAGGCAACAGCCGACCGAGCAGCGATGGCGAAAGAGCTTGCGACTAAAATAGGCGAATTGGGCTTGGCGACGGATAAAAGTGCGTGGCAAATCCTCACAGCCAACGGGATTAATATCAAAGATTTAGCCAAAGATTTTGGTATCAACGTCAATCAGCTGGATGTCAATTTTGCCAAGAAAGTTGGCGAGCTATCAGGCCTGCTGAACGTCAATAGTCTGCAACTGCTCAGCAAGCTAGGCGTGAGCGTCACCGATTTAGCAGCCGCTTACGGTATTAATACCGACCGATTAAATGCGGGCATGGTCACTAAAATTGGCGAATTAGCGAGCACATTGAATGTCAATAGCTGGCAGTTACTCGGTAAGCTGGGTGTAACTGCGCAAGAAATCGCGGTGGCTTACGGGATCAATACTGACAAACTAAATGCCGGAATGGTGACGAAGATCGGCGAATTAGCGAGCACATTGAATGTCAATAGCTGGCAGTTACTCGGTAAGCTGGGCGTGACCGCCCAAGAAATTGCAGCGGCTTACGGACTCAACACCGACAAACTAAACCAGAATTTTTTGACAAAATTAGATAGTTTGGCTGATGTTTTACGAGTCAGTAGCGTCGATTTAGCGGCGAAATTGGGCGTCAATATTGGACAGTTGGGCGATCTAATGGCTAATAAGCTAGCCTCTTTACCGAACATCCCTGCTGATATTAAAGCAGGCTTAGCGCCGCACTTACAAGATATTCGGAACGCAGCCGATCCTGCGACATTGCAGCGCGAGTTGAAGGAGTTGCAAGCGTATGTCAACACACTCCCGCCCGGCATTAGAGCGCAATTAAATGGGCAGTTGCAGGGTATTCTTGGCTACACGGGTGACACAAAAACAAACACTGGCGACACCAAAAACGAAACAATGGCATTGCGCAATGTGTCGAGTCGCATTACTGATTTGACGATTTACACCCGCGATCAATTAACCGGACGGTATTTAACGGGCGTCTGGCAAAACCTCAAATCACTAAATAATAATGCGGCGAATATCGGTAAATCCGCTATCCCGAGCTTTGCGGTCGGTAGTGACAAACTGCCGAATGACATGCTCGCCAACGTGCACCGTGGCGAGATGATCTTTACCGCCGCGCAGTCTAATTCGATGCGTGATTTAGCGATTTATAACCAGTCTGTTATTCCTCAAATTGCGAGTTATCTCTCTGAGATTGCCGCGAATGATGCGCAAGCATTTATCCAGCCTGTTTATGTTGCGCCGGTTAATTCACAGCGTCGCTCTGAGAGTGGGCGTGATGAGCTGCTGGAGGAAGTTAAGGGGCTGCGCAAAGACAATGCTGAATTGAAAAAAGCGTTTGAAGACTTAATGCCCTATCAATTTGCCATTGCGAATAACACGCGCAAATCAGCAGCAATGCATGAGAAGTGGGATACGGACGGACAACCCGAGGAGCGCGTAGCATGAGCGATTGCACGCAAGGTTTAGTCCGCATTATCCCGCCGTCACAAGTCACAGAAAGCACGTTATTAACATCGACCGTGCCCGAAAATGAGCACCCCACTTATAACGCAGGCGCTACTTATGCAAACGGCGCTCGCGTTATTGCCGCTCGAAAAATCTATGAAAATAATTCAGGCGGCAATTTAACGGGAATTTATCCGCCGAATAATCTAACGCAATGGGTAGACTTGGGTTTTGATAATCGTTGGAAGATGTTTGATCTGTATGCATCAACGATCACGACGCAAGCGAACTCTATTATTGTCGAGTTAATCACAACCGAATCCAGCAATGCACTCGTGTTGCTAGGACTGCAAGCGTCCTATGTTGATGTAATCGCTACGCATCCGACTGAGGGCGTTATTTTCAGCAAGCGCTACACGATGCAAGTAAGTACGGGTGTTAAAGGGTTGTATTCGTGGCTTTGGCGCGAACGCACCGCTAAAACCTCGCTCATCGAACTAGCAATCCCTCCCTACCGCGGAATGACTGTGCGCGTTGAGATTCATGCGCCGTCAGGCATGGCTAAATGCGGAACCTTGATTTTAGGCCGCCAATCTATTTTGGGTCAGCTTCAGTGGGGTTATAAATGGTCGCTAATGGATTTTAGTAAAAAAGAGGTTGCCGACGACGGCGTAATCACAATCAAAAAACGGGATTACGCCTCACGTCCTGAGTTTTCGATGCATGTTGAGCGCAGAGACTTTGACCGTATCGCACGAATTGCCGCTAAATACCGCGCCGAACCTGCAATCTGGGTCGTCGGCACGATGCACGAAATGATGACCGTTCGCGGATTTTATCGAGACTTTGCACTAGTCGCTGAGCACTCGGCTTGGCTCGACTGTAGCCTACAAATAGAGGGATTAATTTAATGCCAATACCACAACTCACCCCATTTCCCGACCCGCCACGAATCTATCAGCCGGAAGAGGAGTTCGACGCTAAAGCGGATGAAATGGCGGGGCATTTGCCGATTTTAACAGCTGAGATCAATGCGATTGTGCCGCAAATCAATAGCACAGCAACTGATATTACGACTAGACATAGCGATGTTGTGACTAAACACGACGAAGTCATGACAACTGCGCAGCAGATGCAAATTAATGCTAATGAATTGCAAACTGCTGTGAACAGTGCGAGCGGATCGGCAACTAGTGCGGCCAGCTCAGCATCGAGTGCTTCTGCGAGCGCGGCGGCACTCGAAATGGCGTCGACAGCCGAAATCATTGCTGGCGATATTGCACGGCAGGTGACAGCTAGCGCTCTCAAAACAGCATTGCAAACAGGCGTTAATTACGCCGCGAAATTTCAGGGGGTAGGCATTGGACAGGGAGGCGGAGGCATTAACTCCAACACAGCAGCCGGGATGCAGGCGCTGCACGCCAATACGACCGGCAACTCCAACACAGCAGCCGGGATGCAGGCGCTGAACTCCAATACGACAGGCAGCAGCAATACAGCAGCGGGGATGCAGGCGCTCTACTCCAGTACGACAGGCAGCAACAACACGGCAGCTGGGATGTATGCGCTGCGCTCCAATACGACCGGCGACTCCAACACAGCAGCCGGGATGCAGGCGCTGCACGCCAATACGACCGGCAACTACAACACGGCGGCGGGGGTGCAGGCGCTGTACGCCAATACGACCGGCAACTACAACACGGCGACGGGGGTCTTGGCGCTGTACGCCAATACGACCGGCAACTCCAACACGGCGGCGGGGATGTATGCTGGATTTTCGGGAAATTACAATAACGCCATCCATCTGGGCTATGAGGCGCAGGCGACGGCGGATAACGAGTGCAAAATTGGCAATGCGGCACTAACAGCGATCCGTTCGAGCGCAGGATTTTACGGAGCTGCATTTACAACAACGTCTGATGCGAGACTAAAAACTGACATCGCCGACATTAATATAGCTAATGCCCTGATTTTTGCTAAAAAAATAAAATGGCGGACATATACAAAACAAGCGGGGGCATCGGCTCGAAAAGAAGTTGGAGTTATTGCGCAAGAGTTGCAGCTAATCACGGCCGAAATAGGCGATTTTGAATGGTTAGTACAGTCATCGGATGGCTATTTAACAGTTGATTATACGTCGCTCTATGCAATTTTAGAGCGCGTAAATCAGTATCGTTTTGAGTTATTAGAGGTTTAACAAACAATGGAATTAAATAAAGTGGATGCGCAAGAAATTAATCTTGGCAGCGCAAATACATATAGAGCAGCGTCGGTCATCGCGTTTTATAATCCCGAAGGGGCGGCGCCCTACCTGTCAGTTACAGAGATTACAAAGGGTCTACCGGAGCCATTGCGTGCTAATTTTGAGCTGCAAAATAGCGTTAATCTGACAGTGCCATTTGATCCTGGCCTTCAACTCCCAATGTATAATCCAATTACGGGGGAGGCAACTGGGACTAATATAGGAGTCGGCGAGTTATTAGCATTTACATATAGTTTGTATATGTACGCGAGGGCGACTGCTCAAACGCAGGTGCAGGCAAAGCTAAGCCGCTAGTTTCCGGTACGCGAATCGTCAAACTCTTGGAGCAGCTCTAGCAGCTGCTCTACATCGCGCATCAGGTCAAGGACGGGTAACTCGCTACCGCCGTACACTCGGCTTAACAGTCGCACCCGAGCTTGTTCAATTGCATTAGTGCAATTCACTAGAACTCATTTTGCTCAACGAGCTCCCAATAATAATTGCCAGTCTCTTCCTGATAATTTCGCTCTCGGCGAACTGAAAATACCTCTGTACCATCGCGGCTCCAGTCAATTGAGCGCCTGTAAATAGAGATTACCTCATAATCATCATCACGATCTGCGATGCTTTGGTCTTTTTCAAATTCCAATATTTGTTTTTTTGCATCATCCAAGTTTAGGAATATACCTAGCGGGTAGTAGATTTCATCGTTGCTTATATCTCGAACTTCGTACACATATTTTGTATCCATCACTTATTCCTTTTCTTAATCACACTGCTACAGCCTGATTCTTTAATGACTGGCGCTGTCATAATCGGATATTGATATACCCGACCTCTAAATGTCTCGCGCTCTAAGTAGCGCAGACATTGATTACGAGCGGGGCAAATTTTAACTTCGCCGTCTATTTCAGTGTCACCCGTGCAGCGGCAGATGTCGTTCGTTAGTTTAGCGGTCATGACTTAACCCATCGCCGAACTCTTAATTCACAGCCCGACATAAGCCCTAGTCCATTGCACTTTCCAATATAAGTAGCCTTCTGCCCACATCCGCATCGACACTTATTCAGACGTCGTTTATCACCTTCTATTTTTTGCATATATCTAACCATACTACTGGCATTAGCTACTTCGCCCCAGCCTTCAGCACCACCGCGCATAGCCGCAGATAATTCAGCGCCCTTTAATTCAGATATCCTCATTCTCCCTCTGCTCGCTAAAACCCTGTTTAACTACAACTTTTCAAAATCGCCAACCCAACCACAATGGTTAGCATTAATTTAATAACCCTGAAGCGATTTAAACCCGCTTCCGGCCTGTGCTTTTCGTGCCCTGAGCTACGGCTTTCTGCACCCCGGGGTACAGCATCAGGCTCGTTTTCGGTACCACCTTCCGCTTGCGCCCGCTCTACCCAGCTTTGTAGCCGGGCTTGGCCATCCCTTGAGCTGAGTAGGATATTCAGCGCTCGCCGGTCGATCACGCCACGGGCTAGTAAAATATCGAGGCTCATACCGACAACCCCCCGATAAAACCCGCCACCGCTAGCACCCCCCCACCGATCATTTGCGCAGCTGGATAGGGCGGCGCGGTGCGCTGAAACATCGGCGCATAATGGCAAAGTTGCAACCAGTTACCCCCTGCTACTAGCCACACTAACAAACCCGGCGCGGGCAAATAGAAACCCGCTTCGAGCAGCAACATCGAAGCCGCTAGCGCGAAAAGCACAAGTGATAAAGTGATGAATTTTAAAAGCTTTATGTTCATTCGCTATCATTTGCACTCTCCTTTTTAGCCGTCAACCGCTTTCTGTACCCCGGGGTACGGATTTCTATACCCCGGCTGTATCTTGCCTGTGACCTAGGTCACACCAGTTGCAAATTCGGCGATAAATCCTTGCGTGGCGAGCCGTCCGCATTGAGTAAAAATAGACTGTGTTTGTAGTTGATCACGTAGTCTGGCGCGTTAGCACGCCCCTGCTTTGCTTCGTTCGGGATGATGATTTTCTCGGATGCCAACGCTTCGATCACTGCTAGCGTCAGCCTTTCCGCATCGCCATTGCTACCCCCGAATTTTTCCCGAAGAAAATTGAAAAGCTGCCCAGGTGATTTTTCAGTACCTTTGCTTTTTTGAATGCGATTGATACGGTGTGCTCTCAGTTCATTATTGACTGCAATTAATACCGCTGGGGGCACTTCTGACGCCGAATCATTCGCGCTTTTCTGTACCTCTTCTGTAGCCTGAGCTGCGGATTCCGTACCCCGGGGCACGAGAAGGGGGGGCTTAGAGCTTGGTAATGAGCTGAAATTAATCTGAGCTAATTTTTCCTTAGCTTCATCTGGGTCGTGGCCCAACTCCAGGAGCGCTTGACGATGATCGGCTACATACGCGCCCACAAAGTGGAAAGCATATTCAAACGTACCAATAATAATGAACGAGAATAGGAACGAAGCCCAGATACCGGTTACGCCGATGACCTCTTTTATCAGGCGAATCATGGCGTAGTGTTTGTCCTCGTCGTATTCGAGCTGTTTGGCTGCTGTAATAGCAGCAGTGAGGGCAGAAGTAGTATTTCCACTGGTTAGGTGCGCGGCATTTGCGGCCTGAGTTTGTAGCGAAGTAACGCGAGCTTCGGCGCCCTTGCAATGCTTTTCTTTGCCTTCGGCCAAGCGCTTTTGACACTGGGCTAACTTGACTTCAGCATCAGCGATTTGAGTAGAGTAGGGATTGGCTACGGGTGCAGATGCTTGCGCTGTCAGATTAGTGATACTGCCGACCGTCGCTTGGAAGACAAGCGAATTTTCAGAACGATGGCGAACGGTGGCATCCTCACGCTCCATTGACTGCGAGATTTCAGAGAACAGACCAAAGAAAACGACAACGACTGTCGCAATTACAGCAGCCGGGCCTTTATAACCAGAGGCGTAGAGGAGGGCTTGCGCAGCGGTAATAATGGCAGTAATGCCAAGACCTAGCACAGCATTTACCCATTGCTCACCATCCCAAGCTTGCGGGGTCATATCCCCACCCACAAAGTATTTCACCACGAAAAAGGCTGAGGCTAAAAACGCAGCAATCGCGGCGATAAATAGCCATAACTCCGCCTTTCTTAAACTTTGTGTAATGCCGCGAACTGATTTGTTTTTTTTAATCAGCTCCACTCGACTTAATATTTTATCCTGCATTTCAAGCACCCTATTAATAAAAACTTAGTACCACAGCGCGAGCGACCAGAATCCGGGCTGCATAATTACGAAAGGAAATAATTCTTTTTCTTCGACCGCTAATTGCATGGCGAGACAAATTGATAGCCCGATCAAGCTAAAGCTGCTGTTGTGTAAAGGGCTAAACTGCACCGTCACCCCCCAGTTAATAATTGGATTTACGACCATAAACAGCGCCCAGCCAATAAAACACGCTATTAAAATAATCGTGCTCAAGGTTTTGCTTAGGTCGATTTCATCACTCATTTTTTAACCGCGCTTGGCACAGCCTCAGCTTTGTGAGCGCGGCGGTGCTCAAACGGTAGGCCGCGCACATAGACCTCGACTAGCTGGCTATCGCCCGCCGGTTCGGTTTTTTGCACAATGCCAACTTGTTTATCTTGAGCATGGCCGGAGCGCGTGACGCGCACATGATCGCCGATTGAAAATAATTGTTTGCTCATAAAATCAGCTCCTTTTATGCCACTGAATACATACGGCTTGCTTCTGCACCCGAAAGCGAGGCGGGCTATCTACATGCCCACAGGTCGATTTGTCTTTGTTATCCACGCCACTATTACTGCATGTTGCGCAGCAGCGCTCTCTGATTGCGGCTAGGCTTATGCCACCCGATTTGCGTTGAGCTGCGGTGCTGTAGTAATTGATCAATTTAAATGCGAGTTTCGGGGGTTGTTTAATCACTTCACTAGCTCCTTATCAGTGGTTTTGGCGGTTTCAGTGGCGCGTTTTAGCTCGCGGCTAAGCTGCGCGTTTTGCTTGAGCAAATCCTCGTTAATGCCTCGATAAATATGGAGGCGATATTCAAGACGGCGAATCTTGTTATTCAGCGCTTTGTTTTGTAGCTCCAAATCACTCATTACGCCGCCTGCCTTTGCTGTAGCTGGTGAATGAGTTTGTCACGCTGCTCAACTGCCATTGCAATTCGCGCTAGCATCAGATCAATATCATCCTGTACGCGCTCAATCACGCAGTGATGCAGACGTAAATGCTCGGCATAAAAACGCGGATCATAGCTCACAAAATGCCAGTGACCTTTTCCAATTAATGCCATGCACGCTTGGATTTGCCAGTAGTATTTGGCTTCTTCAGCCTTCAGCGTTTCCGCATCAACGACCGATAAATAAAGCAGGTGCGTTTTAGATTCGGGGCACTTTACTTCAACGCCTGACTCAAACGTAATGCCGTCCGGCGTGCCTCCCCAGTTGCCACACTCTGACAAAATAAACTGCTGATTTTCGCCAGTTTGATTAACACGGATTTCGGTTAATGACTCAAACGCTTGGATGGCTTCCAGCTCGTGCTCACGACCCCAATCCATCGCCGCGCTGCTAAAGTCGTTGCTGCTAAATTCGGATAGCTGCTCAGCTACTTTTTCACGGATGTAAGTCATTGCGCCGACGCTTAGGCTGTCTTTGGCTTTACCGTTGGTCATTAAGCGATGAATTTCTGAGGCGGTAAATTTGCCCCAGCGCTCTTTGAGCCATGCCTCAATCGGGTCGGCTAGCTCTGGCGCGTCTTCCAACGCGCCGAAGTTTAATAACTCAAGATTCATACTAGGCCGCCTTCGCTCAGCACAGGGGCATTGACGTACAGCAAGCGGATGTCCCACTTAGCGCTGCTAAACCCGTTGGTTTTGTTCTTTTTCTTGCCTAAGAAGGTGATTTTTAGCGCAGTCTCTTTAGGGGTAATCAAGCCGCGCTTTTCCCTCTCCTCAAGCGTTCCGACTAATGCGCGAGCTGCGGACTCGTAAACTTTAATACCGCCTTTTTCTTGAGCCGCTAACAAGACGCAGCGCAGGGTTTTAGACTCGCCGGTGTCGCTGTCGAGTTGTTCGCGGTCTTCAATGCCCAAATAAAAGCAGCGCATTGACCAGCCTTTTTCGAGGGCATCGATATCGAGGTATTCTGGGCTAAAACTGATTACGCTTTCTTCGGCTTGATTTAAATCAGGCAGTGCTTTTACGGATAGTTGTAATGCGTTACTCATTGGATTAATTTCCTTTGGCTTGGTTCGGGTAGGCGCTGTACTTCGTGCCTTCCCATAGGTAATAAATCTTCCCCGTTTCGCGGCTGGAGCAAAGCCTTACGCCTTTATCATCCGGCTCGTTACACTCACCTTTCAAATAAGTAATAATCCCAGCTATTCCAGCCTGTGAATTAGGTATTGAAATAATCAGATAAACAATCACTGTAAACGCGATAACTGTTTTCATTTCGCAGCCTCGCACGCTTTAATAAATTCTATCTTGATAACTTCAATTGCTGATACTTCGCAGTTCATCGGCGCTTGGGTGGTTGCACACATCGCGCTGATATTCGGTAATGCTCGGCGAATCTCCTTATCCGCTTGATATTCACATGTTTCACTACGTGCATAGAGTGCATCGTTGATTGCATCGGATTCTGAATAAACACCCCATGGGGTTTGCTCGGTCAGTGCAAATGCTGATTGGCTTAATGTAATTAATAAAGTCAGTAATAATTTATTGTTCATTTTTATTTAACTCAGTTTTGTTATTTAAGATCGTTGCAAAAACTTAGTTTTAAGTAGATGCATTTTTCATAGTCAGATAGCGTTTTAAATTCTTCTAGTGCTTTTTTATTCCTTTCTATTTCCTCGTCAAGCGTACCCAGCGCAAAAGCAGTGGACATAAAAAAAGCGCACAGGGCGCTTAGTAATAGTTGCTTCATCTTTAAAGTCCCAATAAAAAGGCCGACAATGCGGCCTCAAATTAACAATGTCGAACTAACTAATCGTCAGCATCAAGCCCCAATCCAAAAGCCTCTTCCCAGCTAATATAAAGCTGACGTTCGGTAATTGGCGAGCAGGGTTCGCCGACCAAATCATCCCAACTTAGTCCGCGAATCCCCCACTTCCATGCATCGCTGTAATCTAAACAGGCTGATGCGTTGGCAGAAACTGCGAGTAATGCAGCAGCCAAAAATAATTTGATTTTCATGATTGCTCCTCTCCTAGTGAGTGACAGCTAGCACGTAAGCGGCCAACTTAGGATCGTAGATACTCACACTCTTAGAGATATGAGCCAGCTTGTGGCCTAGCGCCAATGCCATGCCGGTGGTGCATGGGCCATTGATTAATATATGCTTGCCGTGTGGCTGGTCGCCCATGTCTGCTACATCGCGAATAGCAGCCTCGATTAGATCGGGCTGATCGAATCCCTGTGGAAGTGCAGAGCGGATAACAACGTGAGTAGCGGTAGATGCTGCTACGTCGATGCTTAAAATGGTAGGTACTGTCATTTTGTTACTCCTTAATCATTAACAATTATTCTAAGCCGCCTATTCGACATTCCCTGGTTTCGATAAGTGGTTATTTAGGTGGTAGGAAATAGCCTTCTCAATTAAGTCGTTCATTATTAATCCTTGTTGTGGCAAATCGCCCACACCTACACTCTCTTTAAAGTGCAGGGATTGGTGTGTAGTTTCTAAAAACGTGGGGCTCATTCCTAAACAGCGTTGCTCTGGCCTCCTCTTTGATTAAAGCCATCAGCTCTGCTTTCATGAGAAAATCAGGCAGATGATTAACCCAGTTAGCCTTCACGCCTTCAAAGCCCAGCTCTTCGCGTTCACGGGCATTTTCTTCTGCCCGTTTCACTGCGTTAATAAAGATGTTCATCTATACTCTCCTTGCAGTTGGTTTAGTTTCTCAGGCAGAACCGACTGTGTTGCGTGGAGACCTCTTCCGAGAGGTCTTTTTTATGCTGCTAAAGGACGTTCAACTTCCATGTCTTCGGCTTCTTCATTCAAGCCAAGTTCTAAATCAATCATTTCATGGGTAGGAAGTTCATCCCACGCAAACAAAAACTCATCAGCATCTTGCCTACTCCAGCCTGCTCCAGTCATGCGCCATAGCTTGTCTTGGTAGTCACTAATTACCAGCTGTGCTTCCCGATAGGAAACACCGTTTTTTTGTGCATACGCTTGTGCGTGTTCAGGGTCTACATTGCTGTACATAACAACCTCCAGAAATAAAAAAGCCCGCTATTCACGGGCTAAACGGGTTTGTTCTCTCTACATACCCAACTGATTAATTTGACTTAATCGGCGATTTTCCAAATCAGAAAACCGCCTGTTAAATCCTTGCACCCTTAATGGGTGACTCACTAAGCGCTACGTTGCGCTTTTAACTTCACTTGAATTCGCTTTCTTCCCGTATCGGAGTGCTTCAATCCTAAGTGACTCGGTTTTTAAAGATCGGGCTTGCCTTTGCTTGCCTTGCAGCTTGCTCGCTGCTGATGAGTTGTAATTTACAACCATTGGTTATGTATTACAACCATAAGTTGTAATTAATCAGGTGATTAAAACTAACCCGAAAGGAAGGGGTGAATATGGATTTGAAATCACGCGCAGAACTGGCAGAACTTGCGTGGGGATGCTTTGAATCGCTAAATATTGTTTACAAAATACAACCTGTAGTTGTATTATCTATCTATGACAACATCAACAGCACTCGATAAAGCAATCAGCATAACAGGTAACGTTAATTCGCTTGCTAAAGCGGTTGGCGTTTCACACACCGCCGCTCAAAAATGGGAAAGAAAAGGCTTTATTCCGCCCACCAGTATTTTGCGTGTTGAGAAAGCTCTCAATGGGCAAGTAACGCGCTATGAGCTGATTGATGATTTTTTTAGTAAACAGGGGGTCACCCACATGGAGACCCCCAATGGCACGGAAGCCACAGAAACAAACACGGCGGGAACGGTTCAGTGTGAACCTTTGCCCGAGCATAGCGCCGCCGCTCTAAGCAGCGGCACGTAACGATAAGCGCAGCATTTCCCCGCTCTCGCAGTGGGGCGCTCTTTGGGGTTAGCTCGCCCGACTGTCACTCCCCCTCCTCCCGGCAGTCGGGCTTTTTAGATTGCAACCTGTGGGTAAGCGGCAAGCCAGCAAGTGTCGCGAATAACACTGGCAGCTAAAGCGCTAATCCTTCTATATCTCGGATTAGCGTGATTTAGCGGACAGCCTGGAAAGACAGGCATTTTTAACAAGCGTTTTGGCAGGCGAATAAGGGCCGGAACTCCTCACCTGCCAGAGCGCTTTTTAAAAACGATTTAAAAACGGAATCAGCGCAGGACGCGCAACGGGTGGGGTAGCAATACCCCAGAAATGAAAAACCCGCTCAGACGGCAAAATCAGAAGCGGGTTTAGCTAACAAAACGTATGAGTGAATTATGGCACAGAAAAATCAACATTCCACCCCTAAAGCGGCAATGCCGCGTGTTTGGTGGGTTGTTTTAGCGTCGATACATAGCATGACTGAGCAGCGCATCCAAACCACGCACCCGAATATTCGCCGCTTTATGGATAAGTCTATTAGCTCCAGCCAATTAGATGGGATGATCAAAAAGGGATTGCTAACAAAAGATAGAAATACTCGTGTTGTTTACGGATTAACGAATCTTGCTTACGAATTCCTCACTGAATACTCAACTTGTGTTACTTGTGAGCAGGACGCGGAAATATTGGGCTTTTACCACCAAACACTACAAATCAACATGATGCTCCGCGAGGTGGCAGCATGAAAGCACACAACAAAGTAATCCCCATAGACAAAAAGGGCGGATCTCAAACAATGCAAGCCCCTCTCCCTGAACCTCTTACCCCCCCGGATGTTGACCTCCGCAATTTTCGGTTTATGCCTTTCGATGTATCCCGCTTTCGAGACTCTAAGTTTTCTGCTGCGGTTGATCCAGCTGCGGGTTTCTTTGCTATCCAGTTGTGGGCAGCAGCATGGCATCAAGTGCCAGCCGGGAGTCTGCCAAGCGATGAGAGCGAGCTACGTATGCTAGCGGGCTGCGGGAGAGATACAAAGCTGTGGGAGAGCGTGCGTGATGGTGCAATGTACAAATGGGTGCTTTGCAGTGATGGGCGCTACTACCATCCCGCAATCGCAGAATTTGTATCAGAAGCCTACGATAAATTATTGATCAATAGAGAAAATGGCAAGAAAGGCGGACGACCAGCAAAAGCTAAAGATGATACTGAAAAAACCGACCGCTTAGCGACCGCTAACCAAACGCTAACCGACCGTAAACCAAGAGAAGAGAAGAGAAGGGAAGTGAAGAGAAGTGAAAGCAGCAGTAGCAGCGCTGACGCTTCGCCATCTGCTGCAATTGTTCCGGCTTCGCCGGCTGCTGCTGCCGTTTCCCCTTTGTCCGTTGATGACTTGCAAGAAAATACTCCGGCACTGATCGAGCTAGCAAAGCTGCATAGCATCAACCGCATCCCTGAGCGCTTGGAGTACTTCAAGCAAAAGTGCCGAACCAAGGGCTACAAACCCGACAACCCCTTAGAAACTTTTATCCAGTCTTGCCTTGAGGATTGGGCCAAGCTGAACGAAAAAGCAGGCTTGCAAAGTGTTGGCAGTGGTCAAAAAGTGACAAATTCGGCAACAGAGGCTTACTGGGAGCAAGCGCGACTCAGTGCTGAACGGGCCAAGGCTTTAATCTTTGGAAACAAGCAGGGGGACGTGGAATGAATACTCAAGACTATGACCAATTTTGCCAAGCAATGACTGCAACGATGGAGCTTTACGGCAAGCCGTCACTGTCCGAGTTTTCGCTTTCGCTATGGTGGGGAGCCTTGGAGTGTTACACGCTTGCAGAGGTTCTAGGCGGCCTTTCACGACATGTTCAAAACCCCGATAGTGGTCAATTTGCGCCTAAGCCAGCCGATGTGGTGCGGGCGATTGGCGGAACAACTCACGATAACAGCGCGATGGCATGGGCTAAGGTGGATCGGGCAGTTCGTTCAATTGGCGGCTACGAGGATGTGGTTTTCGATGATGCGTACATCCATGCAGCTATCGAGGATATGGGCGGCTGGGTTCGTGTTTGTACCGGTCACACGGATGAGGATTGGCCGTTTGTTCAGCGCGAATTTGAAAATCGCTATCGTGGCTATGCTACCCGCCGAAGTTTGCACGACTACCCACGTTTGCTGGTGGGTATTGCAAACGCAGCTAATAACCGAAATGGGATTAACCCGAAGCATATCAAGCCGCCACGCCTAGTGGGTGATGAGAAAAAGGCTATGGCGGTTTATCGGAGCGGCTCATTTGAGCAAAAGGGCCAGTTCAAGCGCTTAGATGTTGATGCTGCAATGGCCCCGAATGTAATCAATATTCAACCCCGGTTAGTGGCAAAAGGTGAATAAATTATGAACACAGTTGTTGAATTTAAACGCGAAGCGCTAGCCGTTTACGATCAGCTGACAGCAGGCCAAGACGAACTCCGCGCCGCCGCTGTTGCGAGCCTAGAGAGCCTAATCGAGCGAAATATCGAGGTCGCGATCAACACCGTCGAGGCCGAAGAGCCTTCAGAGCTGGTCAAAGATATGCAGCATCCTCGAACCACTCCCTGACGATGGTCAAACGGAGCTTTTTTCATGATTTCCACAGAGCACAAACGCCTCGAATGCGAGGCGCGTTACTGGATAGCCGCTGCTAAAGCGCAAGGCATCGGCTGGCGAGTCTGGCTACGGGAAAAGCTGACGCGCATCGAGGAGGTGCGCAAATACCCGCAGCCTGAGCTAAGGGCTGAAATCAATCGGCAGGTACAGTCATGATAGGCATCCAGAATAGCGATATTTCGCAAGAAAACACACCTAGAATCGACGATATAGGCATTAGTCATAACGATGCAGCGGGTAGCGTTTTAAATGGCGCTATCGTCAAGTTTGACTACCGCAGCAAGCGAGCACACAAAGATTCGCAGCGCGTAGCGCGTCCGCCTCGTGTTCAATGGTTTAGCAACGGCATGGTGTTAATTGAGCGCGATAATGAAGTGCCGGAATTTATTAGTATGGAGTTATTCAGCGCCCGATATATTAAAGCGGGGATTAATTAAATGGCAGTAAAACAATTAGCATTAAGCGGTATTCAGTCCGATCAAAGGCCGAAATTAAAAGGGCAGCTCGCATTAAATGCACAGCTTTACGGATCAATACCCGCTAAACCAGTCAAACCGCAAGCACCACAGTCGCTAGTGGAGCCAAGTATCAGCAACGCAACTACTATACAAATCAAGCCTTTATCCGTGAATGAAGCATGGCAAGGTCAGCGCTTCAAGACGCGCAGCTATCAGGATTATGAGCGCCGTGCACTGTTATTATTGCCACCTATTTTAGATATTCCGGCGGGTGATTTGTCGATTGTTTTGGAGTTCGGTTTTAGTAATCGCGCCTCTGATTTAGATAATCCCGTTAAGCCGATTATGGATATATTGCAAAAGCGCTACGGGTTTAATGATGCGCAAGTGGTGCATTATCAATTGATTAAAAAAATAGTTCCGAAGGGTTCGGAATATATTGCGTTTAGCATTAAACGCGCTGACTAACTGCCGCGATTAGAAGGCTAAGTGCTTAGATGTCATGCAAAAAACTACAGCTTAAATGAGGATTGTGAATTGATTATGTCCGCTAACTCTCAAGCCATAACGAATCATCGCTATGCCGATATTTTCCCTATGATGAATGAGGATGATTTTAATCGCTTAATGGAGGATGTTCGCGAAAATGGACTGCAAGAGCCTATCTGGCTGTATGAGGGTAAAATTTTAGATGGGCGTAATCGGTATAAGGCTTGCCAAACGCTAGGGATTGTGCCTGAGTTAAGAAATTACCAAGGGACTAAGCCATTAGAGTTTGTGCTTAGCTTGAATTTAGCGCGTAGGCATTTGAATAGCTCACAATTGGCTTTTGTTGCGCTTGAGGTTCAGAAAGCGCTAGCAGAAGAGGCGAAGCAAAGGCAATTAAAAAAGAATGAGTGGATAGCGCAAGCTAGAAAATCGTTTATTTTAGGCGTTCGCGATAATTGTTATGTATGTGGCGGTTATAAGGGTGTTGCTGAAGCACATCATACAGTTCCTCTCTATTGGCAGTACGACGCTGGTATAGGCACGCCTATACAGCATAGCATTTGGCTATGTCCAACCCATCATAAAATCACCCATATCTGCGGTGAATCAATGCTAACAGCCAATATGCCTATATATTGCGATGCCTCGCTAACAGAGCGCGATGCGATTGATGGGGTTGTATCCATTTGGTTAGCTGCCAGCATAAAGCATAGCAATCCGCTAAAAAATAAAAATAGTTTTGTATTAGAGGTGGAAAATAAATGGGGGCTATCTTTATGAATGGGCTTGCTATTAATCCAGAGTTTAAAAATCTCATTCCACCCTTGGCAGATGATGAATTTACTAGCTTAGAAGAATCCATTCTAAATGAAGGTTGTCGAGACCCCATTGTAGTTTGGGACAATACCATTGTAGACGGACACAACCGATTCTCTATCTGTACGAAACACAATGTCAGCTTTACCGTAAAAGAAAAAAACTTTCAAGACGCGAATGATGCAAAGCTATGGATGATAGAAAACCAGCTTTCACGCAGAAACCTAACGGATTTTATGCGGATAGAACTGCATTTAATGAAAAAGCCGTTTCTTAGTGAATTGGCTAAGAGGAATATGCAGGCTGGAGGAGATATTGGCGCAGCAATGACAAATCGGGGTTCGACAATATTGTCGAACCCCGCTCAAATTAAAATCATGCCTATAGACACCCGCGCTGAAATAGCAAAATCATCTGGCAAATCAGAGGGTACTATTTCCAAAGTTGAGCAAATCATCAAAACAGGTGATGAAAAGCTTATTGCCGTTGCTAGATCAGGCGATATTAATATCACGGAGGCCGTAAAGCTTGCCAAGCTCGAGCCAGAAAAGCGAAAAGAGGCTGTTGACCGCATTGCTACAGGTGAGCCCACAAAAAACATCCTTCACTCTAGCGACTCCAATGAATGGTACACACCCGCACGCTATGCAGATTTAGCTAAAAAAGTAATGGGTGATATTGATTTAGACCCCGCTAGCTGTATTGCCGCTAACCAATTCATCCAAGCAAAACGCATCTTTGATATTGAGGATGATGGATTTAGTCGCAATTGGTCGGGTCGTGTTTGGCTAAATCCTCCTTATGGACGCGGTGAAGATGGCAGCAATCAAGCGGCATGGTCTAAAAAACTAATTGATGAATACAAAGCAGGGCATGTTACTGAAGGCATGTTGCTGGTTAATGCAGCAACAGGTAATAAGTGGTTTGCTGATTTATGGGAATTTCCTATTTGCTTTGTTGATCACCGTATCCGCTTTATTTCTCCTCGTGGCGATTACTCTCAGCCAACGCACTCAAACGTTATTGTTTATCTAGGTTCAAATGAAGGTCGTTTCGTAGAGCTATTTTCAGAAATTGGCACAGTGGCTAAGCGAGTGATTAATGAATAGCTTTAAGCAGTGCTCAGACGTTGAAACTGAAGGGCTAAAGATACTGCTGCCCTACCTCACTAAACAGGCTTATAAAGGGCGCGTTGTTCCTTTATTTGGAAATGAAAACGTGAAGGAGCTACAGCAAAGTGGCGACGTAATTATTGGTCTACGTGAGGATAAATGCATTACGTTTGATTTAAAAATCGAATCAAAGCATACCGGAAACTTTTTTATAGAGCTATGGAGCAATAAAAGCCGACTTACGCAGGGATGGCTATTTTCCTGTAAGGCTGATCGCATTTTATATTTATTCCTAGATCGTCCTAATGATGTTTATTCAATTCATGCAAAAAACCTAAAGCACTGGATTTTTGGTGTAGAGAATAACGGAAGAAAAAGCCGACTATCTGAATTTGTCGAGGTTAAGCAATCAAAGTATGACCAGCTAAACGATACATGGGGGCTTCTTGTGCCTATTTTGCGCCTTACCCATGCCGGAATTGCTAAGCATATTTCACTATATCCTTAAAACATGGCTTCAGCCTGATTCAATTCTTATTTTGATTAATTAAAAATTAACAGGGGTGATTAAAAATTAACAACGAACATCCGTTTTTTAATGAGCTAAAAAGCTTCCTCCTGCCGCGCTTGGATGCTGCCAACATCGAGCAGTCGGATTATGTTGCCGAGCTGCTACTTCAGGCGGTGTTTGAGTGCTACGCGGGGCAAGTGATTTATATTCCCAAAAGGGGTATCGAGTCTAAAAAGCAACTCGGTGAGCGCAATCGCACTATAAAAGCGCTCTACGATTCAGGCGTGTCCGTGGCCGACATTGCTCAGCGTTATCGCCTGAGCGCCCCGCATGTGTGGACGCTCGTGGGTCGTGGATAAGACTCGATTTATGCAGCCAAATACCGCGATTTGATCTCATCCGGCAAATGAGGCCATGCCTCAAGAGCCAGAACGTAGACAGGCTTAATCTTCTTCGTCTCGCCCCGCTCCATATTGGAGACGGATGTTTGAGACACCCCGAAAATCTCGGCTGCTTGCTGCTGCTCCAACCCGGCATTAATCCGGGCTGTTTTTAATTCCGCTGGCGTTGGCATTACTGCTTGCATCCGTAGGTCAAAAGTTCTTGGGTCCGCTCACGGCGGGGGTTATGCACCATCCCTCGGAAGCAACTTGCCAGCTTTCCGGCGACGGTCAAGACACCACTCCTTAAACAAGTCCCGATCCTCTTCCGGTAGCCAATCTTTTGCCATAAAAAGACCTTGGCTTTTGCGCTCATCAGCAAAAGCGGATTGCCGTTCCGCTCCCGACTTTGCTGATTTCTCGGTGTAGTAACCTCGCTGTGCCTCACCCTGCTGGACAAGTGTCAACTGAGCATCAAAACCGTTAGAGTCTATGTCCTGCATGATTTCGGTCAGTCGGTTATTTGCCCAGCCAACAGGCTGGATAAACTCTCTGATCAAAAATGGCATCATTTGCAGCGGATTTGCCATGCCTTTATTTATTTGGCTGGCACTGAGTTCTTTCTTTTTACTCAGTGCCGCTTTCTCTGCTAGGGCGACTATTCGCCCTGTTGCTGCATAATGTTCAGGTTTTTTCACTGCTTCCAGCCCTCACGCTTGGCGTGTACTGGGTTTTCCTTGTAAAAGGCTTCTGCATCCGCTACAGACTTAAAAAGTCGGAATCCAAAAACCCAACGACGCAGACTATTATCATATTCAAGTTTCATTTCATTTCTCCTTGTTAAAAATACTTGTTGTACAGATTGGTAATTACAGTGGATTGCTTTTCGCTAAATTGGCATTTGTCGCCAAACTTCATAAAACGCTCTGCGTTGTCAGCCGCAAAGTTTCCTTCAAAGCCGCCGCGCAGTGCGATTTTCCCAGCAACCGCAACAATCATTTCACCCAAAGAAAGTTTTTTGGCTTCCACGATAATCAGACCGTAGCGGATAGCAGTTTCTTTTTGAGTCTTGATGATTTCCCAAACCCATTTCAGGGATTGAGCGAAGAATTCAGAAGATTTACCACCAAATTTTGCAGCAGATGCTTTGCTGATTGTCCATGCTTGTGTCATGACTTTTGCTTTGTTGATGTTCATCTTGTTTCGCCTTGTGCGTTGTTGATGTGGTAATAATAACGTTAGTACTAACGGAACGCAAGGGGAAAATGAAAGAAGATTGAAAATAATTTAAAAGCAATAAAAGCATAGCAACACGGTCGAGCACGGACACACCCCAGTGCCTCCGATCACGACCGCCAGACGCAAAAAATGGCGGTAGCCTCATCAACTACCACCCTTGGGGTGTGCCACTCACCTTTTTGGTTATGCAGCCAAGAGCGCGGATTGCATGTATGGGCATTAATCGGTATAAGCGCTTAATGTAGTCGGATGATTTTAAAGACAATCCGAGTTTTTAATGCTTTGATGTGCGTATGAGTACATTAACGCACGTACAAGCCAAAGATAATCAGCCCCTTACCCTCAGCGGACTAATAGGCCGAGCGGGTGCTAAGGATGTTTTGATCTCTGGCAGGCCCTCCAAAATTAATATGATCGACTGTCAAAATATTAACCTATTACCGCAGGCTGAGCGCGTGCGCGTATCGGGTGCAGGCAACGGCAAGCAAGATGCTCTAGTTAATATCACGCGCTGCTTTGATGTTGAGTTGTCCGGCCTAGATTTAGTAGGGCGGGTCGATCTCAGCAGCAAAGATATGTTCAAGCATACGGTTCCCAACGGCCTTATGACTGACCTCGATTCTAACGGCGTAAAAATTACGGACGTGACGGGGGTTTATCTGCATTACGGCATTACCAGCCGATGCGTCAATTTTGAGCTAGACGGCGCTGAACTAGAGCTGTGCTCAGGTGATTTTGTGCGTGTGTGTCGTGACAATTTCCGTGTTGCCAATGTGATGGCGGCCTACTCGCTAGCGGTCTGGGACTATGAGGAATTGCACAGAGACGGGTTGCAGTTGTGGCAGCTCGATAAATCAAAAACACTCGACGGCGTGCCAGTTCTATCAAACGGTCTGATCGAAAACTGCGTGTTTTTCCTGCCTGATGCTGATACTCCCGCTATTACTGAGATCAATCCGTGGATCGCCACCGCAGATGGAATTATGGGCACAGATGGCGCATTTCAACGTATCAAAATCAAAGGCTGTGAAGTGTACAGCAACAATCAAAACGGGATTCGCTTCGGGCCAATGCTCAATTGCGAGATTGATCCAGCTACTAAAGCGCTGAGCGCAAGGGGTAAGGCATGGCGCAAGAGCCAATCATTATGATCGCCGATAGCAAAGGCACGGGCGTTAAAAGTCGTGGCAATCGCATTCAGGGGCAGGCATCGCGGATAGTCATCGAGGACGCAGAAGATCAGCTTATTGAGGCCGAACCAGAGCAAGCTGAAGCTCTAGAGGCGCAGAGTGCGGGACTGGATTACGCTAAGTTCTTCGATCATATCCGCAGAACGCTTTTTAAAGGCCGCTTAAATCAGGTGCAAGTTGAGCGTATCAAAGCTGTACTGATTGAACTGGAATACTCCGCTATCGAGCATTTGGGTGCATGGGCTTATGTACTGGCGACAGGTCATCACGAGGCCGCTAATTGGTTGCACTACAAAGAGCTGGGCGGGACTGATTATTTTACTCGGCTGTATGACATCAAAGGCCAACGTCCGGCAAAAGCCAGGGAGTTAGGCAATGTCAGAGCGGGTGATGGTGCGCGGTACTGCGGTCGTGGCCCGGTCGGAATTACAGGACGCTACAACTATCGCAAGCAAGGCCAAAAACTCGGGATTGACCTCGAAAACTCGCCAGAGTTAGCGGAACAGCCTGATATTGGCGCTCGACTCTTGGTCGAAGGGATGCGCGATGGTGATTATCGCCGTCGGTCAGATGGCAGGCCGTACAAGCTATCTGATTACTTTGATTCCAAGCGCTGCGACTATATCGGTGCTCGTAATATAGTCAATGGTGGTCTGGATAAAGCGCAGCTAATCGCAAATTATGCTCAGGCGTATTACGCCGCTTTAGACATTGCTAGCAGTGATAGTGCTATTGATTACAGCCCGATTTATGAGCCGGTCGAGGATGATTTAGAGCATCAAGAAAGTGTCGTTGAAGCTTATGCAGAGCCTGAGCCAGAGCCGCAAAAGCCGCAGCGGTTTAAAAAGAACCCGCTCGACTGGTTGCCCGGAATAAAAACCCACTTAATTATGCTCACGACCGCAGGATTAGCGGCGGCTGAGCTGTTCGGTGTGGTAGTCCCTGAGCAGATTTATGTGCTACTTGGAGCGCTAGGCTTGTCCACGGCTTACCGAGGCGTTACCCGCAACAAACCCCGCCCAGCCATTACCGCAGGAGCTAACGAAAAATGAGTCTTTTTGCACTACTCGACGAGATGCGCAAGCAGGATTTAAGCACGATTGCCGCGCATTATGAGGCGCTAATCAAAGCCGAAAACGAATCCAGTGAACAGCGTATTGAACGACTGCGGGAATTAGTCTCAGTCGAAAAGGCCGAATCCAAGACGCGAATTGATGCGCTGCATTTGAGCCGGGAAAGTACGCTCGCACAGATTGCGCAGCGTTATGAGTTGCCAGAGCCGCCTACGGAATCTGCGGGCGTAACAGTAACGGGCGAAAATCTTAAGGGTTAACCGCAAGGGACGCGGTACAACAATGAAAACAACATGCCAAACTTTAATTTTTTCGATTTTATACAGCAATTTGTTGATAGCCATGCAGCGGCAGGCGCGGCAGGCGGCGCGATTCGTGCTATTTCCAAGCGTGAAACCCTCACGCGCATTCTTTTATTTGCCGTGGTCGGCGCGGTTGCAGCCTCTTATCTGGCTCCGGTATTGACATGGACAGCTATCGAGTATCTAGCGCCGAAAAATCCCGATCAAGCTCTAGGTGGAGTTGGCAAGGCTATGGGGTTCGCAACTGGTCTAACGGGTATGCAGATGTCAGGGCTACTGGAAAAGGTATTCGAGAGATGGTTAAAAAAATAGGCAATTATATTTATATAAGCATTGCGCTGTTGTGTTCGGCGATGGTTGCTATTTTGGTCATACTGACTGTGACGCGCATGTTATCTAGTAGCCAGCCCGTGATGACATACATCAAGCCTAGCGGCCTGTTTGAGGTTTCGCTCAATGCGGTGGAGGCCAATTTTGTCGGGAAAAAACAGCGCAATTGTCGGCGCATCCCGGAAAGCGAAACGGGCTACTACAAAGATGGCGCGTTAATACACGAAACGACTATGACATACATTGACGACAACACGCCAAACTCGTCATTTCCCGAGGGCGTGATTGATTTGGGTCGCATTCGTTGGGATGTACCGCTCGGCATTCGCCCTGCGGCGGTTGGCTTTACAGTTGCGCATGAATGCGGCAATGACATGATGCTCTCTCAATTTTGGTTCAAGGTCGATTGATAATGGTCGCAAGATCGGCGGAAATCGAAGATGAAATCGTTCGTCGGCTGTCTGATGGGGAGCCGCTTCGGTCTATTTGTCGAGATAACCACATGCCGGGGTGGCAGAGGGTTTATGAATGGATGGCTGCTGATAGTGATTTTGCCGGACGCATCGCGCACGCGCGCGAGCTGGGTGCAGACGCAATAGCCGAAGACATTCTTGATATTGTTGACGATTCTCGTAATGACTGGATGGAGAAAAACGATAAGAACGGGAATTGTGTTGGCTATCAACTTAATGGGGATCATGTTCAGCGCTCAAAACTTCGTGCTGAAATGCGCCTTAAGCTACTGGCTAAATGGCAGCCAAAGAAGTACGGGGACAAGATTCAGGCTGATTTAAACCATAGCGGCGAAATAACAAGTATTACGCGCCGGATAGTCCACCATGAATCTTGATATAGACACCCCTCCTTGGGCGATTCCGCTGTTGTCGCCATCGCGCTATAAGGGCGCACACGGCGGGCGGGGTTCGGGGAAGTCACATTTTTTTGCTGAGTTATTGGTTGAGGAGCATGTTGCAAACAAGAACCAGAAATCCGTTTGCATTCGTGAAGTGCAAAAGTCCATCAAGATGTCGGCAAAACTATTGATCGAAAACAAAATAGAGCAGCTTGGCGTTGGTCATTATTTTGAGGTGCAGGAAACTGTTGTCAAATCTCGGCGCGGTTCTGGGGTGATGATTTTTCAGGGGATGCAAAACCATACGGCTGACAGCATTAAGTCACTAGAGGGGTTTGATAGGGCGTGGGTTGAAGAGGCCCAAAGCATTAGCCAGCGCAGCCTTGACCTTTTGCGCCCCACTATCCGCAAGTCGGAAAGTGAAATCTGGTTTAGTTGGAACCCGCAATACGAAACTGATCCGGTTGATGTGCTATTGCGCGGCGAAAACCCGCCTGACAATACCACGGTGATCAATGTCAACTACTCGGATAACCCGTGGTTCCCAGACGTGCTACGCGAAGAGATGGAGTACGACCGCAGGCGCGACTATGACAAATATCTCCATGTCTGGGAGGGTCAATATCAAACGTTTGGCGAGGCGCTGGTGTTCCGAAACTGGTCTATTGAGGAGTTCGACGCGCCGCCTGACGCGGTGTTTCGCCTTGGTGCTGACTGGGGTTTTGCTATTGATCCAACGGTGTTAATTCGCTGTTTTATTATCGGGCGCAAGCTATTTGTCGACTATGAGGCCTATAAAATCGGCTGCGAAATCACTGATACGCCAGCGTTATTTGATGCTGTGCCTGATGCGCGGCGGTGGCCTATTACTGCGGACTCCGCCCGACCGGAAACGATTAGCTACATGAAAAGAAATGGCTATCCCCGCATTCAGTCAGCAGCAAAAGGGGCTGGCAGCGTCGAGGATGGCATTGAATGGCTTAAATCATTTGACCTGATCGTGCATCCTCGCTGCAAACACACTATTTCTGAGCTGAGCGCTTATCGTTATAAGCAGGACAAGCTTACTGGGGCAGTATTGCCAATCTTTGAAGATAAAAACAACCATCTTATTGATGCTCTGCGCTATGCCTGTGAAGGCGCAAGACGCGGCTCTTATGACATTGGACGAATGCTATGAAACTCTACGACGGCCTACGCTCACTCATTAGTAATCTAGGCAATCCGTTAAAAGACAAAGCCGCCGCCACAGTTTACGGTTATACGCGCTTAACCGATGATCAGTTAATAGCGGCTTATGCGACTAGCTGGGCGGCTCGCAAACTAATCAATGTTCCTGCGGGGGATATGCTGCGCAAGTGGCGAGCGTGGCAAGGTGAGGATGTAACAAAAATCGTTGCTGAAGAGGAGCGGCTCAAGCTCAAAAGCAAGCTATTGGATGCAAAGATCAAGGCGCGGCTATTTGGCGGTGCGGGTATTTTTATCGGCACTGATCAGGAACTAACTGAGCCGCTAAACGTGGAGCACATACAGCGCGGCGGCATTAAGTACCTGACCGTGCTGATTGGCCGCCGTGAATTGACAGCAGGCGAGATCGAAACCGACCCGTTGAGCGAGTATTACAACCGCCCCAAATACTACACCGTGGCAGGCTCAAAAAACCAAACGCAAATACACCCGTCGCATTTCGCCATACTGATGGGCGAGCCAAGCATGGATGTGATTAACGACGGTTGGGGCTTGTCGGTGCTGCAGCACTGCCTCGATGCGGTCAAAAACGCAGACGGCGCGGCGGCTAATATCGCTAGCATGATCTTTGAGGCTAATGTTGATGTAATCGGAATCCCTGATCTAACCAGCAATCTAGCCAACGGCGGTGCAGAGTTTGAGCGGCAATTACTAGCGCGGTTTGCGCTGTTTGCACAGGGCAAGGGTGTTGCCGGTGTGGGCATCCTCGACAAAGAGGAGGAGTACACTCGTAACGCCGTCAATTTCGGCACACTCCCGGAGCTGCTGGAAAAATTCATTGTGTTGGCGGGTGCAGCGGACGGTATTCCGGTTAGTCGGTTTTTGGGCACATCAGCGGCTGGATTGAATGCCACCGGTGAAGGCGACATGGAAGTATATTTTGACAAGATACAAGCCATGCAATCTGATTTAGAGGGCGAAATCTACACGCTAGATAACGCACTATTACGATCCGCTGGTGTTGATCCGGCGTTAAATTATGCTTGGAATCCGCTGGAGCAAACCAACGCAGCCGAAGAAG